CATCGTGAACAGCCACTTGATTCATTATGCCGAAGTGGAGCTGAACGGCAGGCTGGCGTCCCACTTTTCGGTGCCTTTCGACGGACCGCCGCCGACCATCAACGATTTGACTATTGAGTTGTCCTATTACCGCCACATTCGTACGACAGACCCGAAAAAAGCCAAGGATCTCATGGAAGCGGTGATGGGGCGAATAACGGACCTCAAGGACGGCAAGGAGGCGCTTTTTACGGGGTCCGGGACGGTGATCGAGATATCCAATGCCGGTGATGAGGTCTGGTCAAACGAGATGGACTACGAGCCGGCGCACTCCATGCTGGATGCGGATCACGAACTGACCCGCATCGATCCGGATGAACTCGATGACCTGGAGGATGAACGAAGTTGATGAGTGCACTACTCAAAGCCGTAGGGTTCAATTTGTTGCAGCGGTCAATGAAGAAAAAAGCGCAACGGCTTGAAAACCGACGCAAGGTGAATGCGCGGGCCGTGGCAGCCACGGACAAGTGGATTCAGGACAACTTCGAGTCCCAGGGGTCTCTTGCTATGGGCGGGAAAGGATGGCGATCGATTTCTGCGCAGACCCTATTGGGCCGGAGAGAAGGCAGTGGGTCCGGCAGTCACAAGATCCTTCAGGACACCGGCGACCTGAAGAAGAGATGGAAGCACACCTGGGACCACAGGCTGGGCAAAATTCAGTCGGGCGTGGATTATGCCGAACCCCATCATTACGGCAATGCCTGGCTGCCGGTGAGACGCATACTTCCGATGGACAGGCAGATCTGGCCGATACTGGAAAAACTTTACGCTAAATTCCTCAAGGAGAGAAGACCATCCTGGAAGCGAACACGACCGGTTACAGTATCAAGCGAAATCCGGCGCGCAATGTAGATCCGAATGTGGCCGTGGCCGCAGGAACCAAAAAAGGCTGGATCGGTATATATGCCGGGCCGACGAGCATCGAAACGCACACCACCGGCAGCCAACCGTACCTTGTTCATCCCCGCGTCAGGGTTGAAGTTCAGGTGGCATCCACCAAAAGCGGAGAGGATGCGGAAGACCGGCTGGAGAACGCCATAGAGGAGATCTGGGGCGTAATGGCTGCCGTAGCGAACAGGACCCTGGGGGGCTATGTGGGCACATCCATTGTGGAAAAAATTGAGCGTGAATACAATGCCGATACGCAGATCTGGCACTACGCGGGCATTCTCACCATAAAAGGAGAAACAAGGGCATGATAAAAATTGAATGGACGGCAGGGAAGCGGCGCGTGCCCGGTATCGGCATCATCAACACCGGGGACGTGCGTGACGTAAATGAGGACATTGGCCAAGCAGGGCCTTGCCAAAAAGCCGGAGGCCCGGAAAAAGGCCAAGGGCGGAGGGGGTGAATAAAAATGGCATACGGAGAGGGCGGACACTTAGGTATCAGTTTTCAGAACAGCCTGGGGATGTCTCTGGTGACCAGCATGGAGTATTTTCCGATGCTGAACGAGACGCTCACGGAGAACATCGAATCGCTTATGAGCGAAAGCTTAAGCAGTCGCTATGAGGAACCGGACGAATACGAGGGCATGCACGGCATCGAGGGCGATACGGTGCATGAGGTGCACCCGAAACTGGTGGGCAAACTCCTGAAGGCATGGTGCGGGCAGCATTCGATGGACGGGTACCAGGGGTCCTGCTATCAGCACACATTTCTGCCTGGGACTACCGATTTCACCGAGGGAGTTGCGGCCCTTCCACCTGTGAGCATCGAGGTGTACCGGGACACCGGGAGCGCCTACCTTTACTACGACATGATGTGCAATCAGCTCGTCTTTGAAATGTCACACGGTGGACTTTACAAGGTGACCGCATCATGGATCGGTGCGCAGTTCGATTGGCTCGCAAAATCCACACCGGCCTATGATGCAGGAAGCCTTTTCACCTGGGACACCACATCTATTTCCCTGGCGGATGCTGCGGTGGATGATGCTTCCCAGTTGACCTTTGCGTTCAACAACAATCTGGCGGCGAAAGCATTTCTGGACGGCAACAAATATCCGGGGCGCATCCTGAGGGATGGGCACCGGACAATGGAAATATCCGGGACCTTGCTGCTGAACGGCGACACGGAAGCCAGGAACTACAAAAATCGAACTCAGCAGCGCCTGATCATGACGGCCACCGATCCATCTACGGTGATGAATTACCACCATCAGCTTGTGATCGATGTGCCCAAGATGCTCTACACCGAATTCCCGGCGAACATCAGCGGGCCTGGTCTGATCGATGTGGGCTTTTCGGCCAAGGGCAAGTATGACGTTACATCGGATTACGCGGCAAAATTTACATTGGTGAACACACACGCCGCCTACTAAGGGAGAAACCCTATGAAAAACTATATCATTGACTGGGAACCATACGAAACCGAATTCAACGGTGACAAGATCACGATGGAGATCCGCCCGATGAAAGCATGGGCCATGATCGCGCTGAAGCCTTTTCTGGATGATTCGAATCCAAAGAAAAAAAGCGAGACAACGAAGGCCTATCTTGATCGCATTTCCCCTGAAGAAAAACGGTGTTTGGAGAAAGACAGTCTGGAGATTCAGAAACTGGCAAGCGTAATATTTCCTGAGCATGTGCAAAATTTGAGCGGATTTGAAGTAAACGGCGCTCCTCCAACCAACGACATGCTGGCTGAAGAGACGGCGTTCATGGATTTGACATGCGGTATTATTATGCAACTAATTTCGATTTCCGGGTTGTCAGAGGATGAGGAAAAAAACTCCGCAGGGCCGTCCGCTACGCAGAAATCAGGAAAAAAGAAATCGGCAAAGTAGCAGGGTGGCCCGCATGGGTATGGGTAGACTTATTTCTCATGTGTCATGAATGGAGGCTTTCAGGTGGAATCGCAAAAGCGAAGGCAAAAGGAACTGTCGCAATGGGTTATTATAGCAGACTCGAATGGCCTGAGCCTGGTGGTGTGATGAAGCAGTGCAATATTTTGGTGGAAATATTCAACATCATCGATGATGAAAAATACAAGCAGCAAAACGATAGGATGGCTTAAATGAGTGAGAAACTCGAAATCATCATAATGGCAAAGGACAAATTTTCCGGCGTGTTCGGAAAGCTGAGATCCTCCCTGCCCTCTTTGAAAACATTATCCCTGGGTGCAGCGGCCGGTGTGGGTGCGCTGGGCACGTCCATGTTTGCGATCGCAAAGTCAACGGCCGGTGCTTATGACCAAATTCAAAAGTTTTCCGATCGTATCGGCATATCAACAGAAGCTTTGAGCAAATACAATGCGGTTGCTGAGTTTTCAGGGGTGTCGCAACAAACCATGCAAATGGGCTTCCAGCGCATGACCAGGAGAATCTCTGAAGCTGCCCAAGGCACAGGCGTCGCGGTTGGTGCGCTTGAGGAACTCGGCATTTCCATCGATTCGATCGCTGGCAAACGACCTGATGAACAATTTGAGTTGATCACCGGGGCGATGCAGGGTGTGGCCAATCAATCAGATAAAGCTCGTATTGCCATGCAGTTTTTCGACACCGAGGGTGTTGCCCTTGTCCAGACCATGAAGGGCGGGGTCGAAGGTTTAAAAGCCATGCAGTCTGAGGCTGAACGTTTTGGCCTGGTGGTATCCGCCAAGGCCGGGGCCGATGCTGCTGCTTTCAACGATGCACTTGCCCGCATCAAGATGTCCTTGACCGGCTTAAAAAATACTATGGCTGAAAAGCTAATGCCGGTTTTCACCGGTGCCTTCAACCGCCTGGCCGGACTGATCGCGGATAACCGTGAAAAGATTGTCGCTTTTGCCGGGAAATTTCTGATGGCGATGGGGCACGTGGCTGAAAGAGCCGTCCATGCAGTTGGCTTGATGATTGATTCCTGGCGGGGGCTGAAGATGACTTGGCAGGTGCTGAAGATTGCCTTTGCCGGGTTTTCAAAAATCCTGTGGAAGGGCATCGATGCCATCACGGTGAAGCTGAAAAACGTGATGGAAAAGCTAAACTTCCGAGGCGTATTCGACGATGCCATCGCGCGGGTCAATAATTTTTCCGCTTCTAACAAAGCAAATATCGACTACCTGGTGCAGGTGGGAGACACGGCCAGGGAGAAGCTGGACCAAATCATATCCGAGGGCTATGCCACATCCAAGGTGCAGGCCATGACGGACCGGATCAAGGCTGTTATCGCCGAAATCCGGGCCGAGGCGGCCGAAGCTGCCGGGACAACCTCCGAAGGTGGCGCAGGCATAGCTCCGTTCACCGAGGCCAATGTCCAGGCTACCCGTAACAACATGGCGGCCTATAAAACGATCATCGAGGACATGCCCAGAGGCGTGACAGGCGTTTACCCTTTGAATGATGAGAATATCGCCCGTTCGCATGCCAACCTGGAAGCCTACAAGATGCTCATTGAAGGTAAGAAAATTACAGATGCCGAATACAGCGGCTTCAAGGGCGAGCAGATGTCCGCCATGAATCAGATGGCCTCCAATGCCAGCAAGGCCGGATTCAAGCAGGCAAAGGCGATTGCCATACCGGCTACGGTGATGGCCACCCGCGAGACCGCCATGCAGTCCTATAAGGCCCTTGCAGGCATCCCCTATATCGGCCCCGCCCTGGGGGCTG